GGACGTGATCTAAAAAATCATCCATGTAATAAACTTGATCCGGCCAATTTCCAATATTTAAATTTTGAAGTGCCGGTGTTGCGCTTGAGAATTTTACTGCGCCTTTAAAGTGTGTTCCTGCCATTTTATTTTTCCTTTGTTTCCCAGTGTTAAATTGGTATTGCAGTCTCTGGGTGCGTACTACTACACAAGCCTGAATACCCATAATAAAAAATTATTATATGTAGTGAGTTATTTATACTTTAGTTTTAAGTAGAGTGCAAGAGAGCCTTATAAGAAAGTGCGATTTCAGCGATGTAGCTTTATTACTTAAGTAGCTACAGAAACTTGTGGAGCAACGCCTTCAACGTTATTTTGTCTGTGAGCGATTTCAGCTTCTTCAAGCTTGATCTTAGTAATGACTTCTCTAACTTTGTCATCAATTCTGACCATCTCAAGAGTATATCTGTCTTCATTAATATGCTCCTGTTCCCACTTCAACTCCAAGGACCTTTTTTGTTTGTATAGGTCTTGTATCATGTATAACTTCCTCATAAGTTATTCTATTTAACCCGGAATGGTAACTATCTCCGAGATATTCCCAGATAATACTTTTTTCTCCGATTTTGTCAAGTATAGATTGTTCAAGAGAAATAGGGTTATCTTCAGCTAAAACGTCAAATTTAGCGTGGTGATTATAAGCCCAAATATTTACTAAGAAATTTTTCATGTTCACACCTTTATAATTAATAAAGAGGCCGTTTTTAGGCGGCCTCTTAAATTTAGTTATTAGTTACCTTCAACTCCGAAAATACCTCTGTAGTCAGATACACCGAAAGAATATCTTTCTCTCGCTTTGTATCTTACGTTTCCTGTTGAGAAATCACCTTCCATTTTCGTTTGGATAGGTAGTCTTTCAAAGTACTTCATACCATTTGGTACATCAGTGATGATGTAGAAAGAATCAACGTCTGTTAGGTAATGGTTTACTCTGTAACCTTCAGGTACCATTCCCATGTTTTTAAGCGCATTGATGTCATTGTCTGCAGTACCAGTTCTACCTTGAGATTTTAATAGTCTCTCAGCGTTGAATTGGTTTTCAGAAGGAACAATCATTTTCATTCCTCTAGCTGCAATCTTTAACCCTCTTTCATCAGTCATTCCAGCGATGTCTATCATAGACTGCTCCAATGATGTTTCGTTAAGGTCTGCTTGTGTTGCTAGTGTGTTAGACACAGTTCCAGCAATAGTCGGGTGCGCAGTGCTAAATAAATTAACATTGTCACCTGATTGGAATGCATTTGCTGCTGCAATTCCAGGTAGACCTTGGTTTAACGGTGTAGCAGCTTTAATCTGCTTTGCGTTAGCCATAGATCTTGCTAGTGCTTTTGTGTATCTAGACGCAAGTCTATCATACAAGTTATCTTCCATAGCTTCTTCAGTTAAAGCAAATGCAAGTGCCACAGTTTCATTTGTGTATCTTGCAGTGTATGTTTCTTGTGCGTTGTCAAATGCAACCGCAGAACCCTCAGGTTTTACATATGCATTGGCAAAGCCAGATAACATTACTTCTTCTTCAAACGCTCTGTCTGATGATTCTTTTGCATAAATCTCTTCATGCTCAGAATCGTATCTTTTATACTCAAGGCCGAACAAGGCGTTTAAACCTGGCTCAAGCTCTTTTACGAGTTGTTGTCGTGATATAGCCATAATTTATACTCCTATACTCCTGCTTCGCCAGAACCTAATAAATGTTGATTGATCATTACTCTCCAATTTACATTGGCAGCTCCGATTTCATCATTTTCAGGGTCTCTTGAAACACCGATTATTTTTAATTGAGCCGCAGCAGTTCCTAGAGATCCGTCCCCTAGAGTCTGTCCCGACACTCCGTTTAATGTACTACCAGCTGTTGCATTCGTAATATCAGCAGTTGCAAAAACATCAGCTTGTGCCGATGCGCCCGCATTGTCTGATTGAATCTCAAACATTTGGTGTGGACTATCGTATACAAATGCTTGTATCTCTCCAGAATTACTTGGAGTAATCCCACCAGGGTAGAAGTTTTTAAACGTAGGTTTTTGTGTTGTTGGGTCATCGTAAAAACATCCCCAAAATGCGCCTAAGTTCCCTGTTGAACCAGCTGCTGCGATATCTACATATCCAGTTGCTACTCCAATAACCAAAGAACCTTGAAATATTACGCTAGCATCGCCAGGTAATATATTGTATTGACTCATTCCAGTGGAATCATCTTGTTGACCAACAGTCTTTAACGGTCTTAAACCGAAAGCGCTATTTTGATTAGCCATATTATTTTCCTCTGTTTGTAACTATTTCTAGCTACGGTTAATTGAAATTCGTTGGGTCGTAATTGTTAAAAAACTCTTACTTACCACCGAAAGATTTGCTAGAGCGACTATCATAACTGATAGGCATGCTCGGGTGCTGATCCTTCAGCAGATCGTTTTTAATTCCCTCAGCTCGTTCTATAGATTTATCTGAATAAAACTTTGCTCGAGCTTCTGCGATCTCATTAGGTATTCTGGCCAGCAACAGACCTCCAACTCCGATAATCCCCTTGTATTTGCCATCTCCCACAATTGGAAAACTGTGGCTGTATTCGTCCGCTCTTACTAATTCATATCCTGATCTTAATTTACCAGTAATGTTTTTAGTGTCGTCGAATCCTAAGCTCTCAGCTCTTATCCATCTGTGTTGGAACCCGTCTGGTGGCGCTGGGGAATCTAAAGCATTTGGTTCTTTCCAAACAACAGGACGCTTTACGGCTTCTCTGTCATCGGATGCACGGGAGTCTCTTACTACTTCTTCTGTAACTTCTAATTTAACTTCTTCGATTACTTTAGTTTCATTTTTTTTCATATGCGATTACTCCTCTATGTTTAATTGTTTAGCATATTCTTCAAGTGGCACATTCAGTTTTCTAGCAATTGCTACCTGTGATGGTGTGAGTTGCACAGTTCTGCGACTAGTTTTAGTCACCCCTCGGGTAGCCGAAGCTACAGTTTGAGTAGGTCTAATCGTTGATTTTGTAGTTGTACCAAATTTATGGGGAAATTCAAGTTTTATTCTTCTATCCAATTCCATATAATAATCACCAGATTGGGGGTCATAACCCTCTTCTTCTACTAGTGATTTGTGTACATCAAACGCAGTATAGGTCATGGCATTATCTTTGCCAAACCATTCATTTTTTTCAGCCCATTCTGTTGCTTTTGCATCAGGTTGAGGCATTTGATTTTGATTAGGTGTAAAGTTTTGTGGAACAACGGGTGCCCTAACTTCAGCTTTTTCTGATTGTTTGATTTTCATTTCAGCTAGTCTAGCTTCTTCATAACCTAATTTAGCTATCTCTTTAGATGCTTCTACTTCTGATTTAAGGTCACTATTTTCTCTAGCTGTAGCTAGTTTAGCTTGGGCTGCTTCAATTCCAGAAACAATTCTGTTTTCCATTTCAGAAACAAAACCTTTATCTACTTTAGACAATCTATCTTTAAGAGATCTTTGTTCTGTTAAAACAGATTTTGCATATTTAGTAGATTCATCTCTTTGACGTTCTGCTTCACGCATACGTTTAGTAAGTTTAGCGATTCTTTTTTTAACTCCTTCGCTATACTCTTCTAACTCTTTTTTAGGTTCTTCACTTTTTTCTTCAGTAATTAATTCAGCTGGTTTTTCTCCAACCTTTTCTGTTTCTTTTATTTCTACTTCTCCTTCAGGAATTGTTTCAGGAACATTTATTTCTTGAGCTCCTTCTTTTATATTTTCTTCAGGTAAAGTAACTTCGACTCCAGGACCTTCTGTCGGTAAGTCTATGATCTTATCATCTTCTGTTGGCATAGTTTTCTCCTATTAATTAATATTGATGTAAAATGTCTGTTGGGTTTTCTACTGTTGCTAAAACTTCATCGTCATTTAACAAACGTACTTCCCCACCTTCAATTTGAATTCTTGATCCAGCGTAACGTGCAAAGACTACCCAGTCTCCTTTTTTGCACCAAGCACCAGAATTTTCAAATCTTTTTCCTGTGTAAGCTTCTGGTCCCATAGCAATAACGTTTCCTACTTGAGAACCAACTTGTTGTTTTTCTAGAGTAGTTTCATTCATAATAATTCCACCTTTAGTTTTTTCATCCATTTTAAATGGTAAAACTAAAATTCTCCAACCCGTAGGTTTGGGGAGTAAAGATGAAATATCTTCTTGTTTTTTTTCTGATTTTTTTACACCTACTAGAGGCGTATTAGTTAACTCAATTTTTTGAGTCGAGTTCGTGGATAGTTGTGTCTTCATCGTCATTGTTGTGCTCCTTATTTTTTAGCAGGTTAGAGATCTCCTGTAAAACTAGTTGATATGCTTTTAGTTGTCCTATCATATACTTATATTTGTCCCAATTGTCAACTTGACCATTTATAAGTCCATTAGATATACCGTCCTGTAGGTCTTTAATTTCTTTTTGTAATTTAAACATTAAATTAATGCCGTCCACTATGTTCCTACTTTCTTCATTGCAGCTTTATGTGATTTTGTAAAACTAGTCCCCTTATTCATAGCTGTCTTCATTTCTTTCATATGTTTTTTTGAATGATGTACACTGTGTTTTTTTAAAATTTCTTTTTGTTTTGAACTTATAGCCATTATTTACCCTTTCTTAACTGGTATACCACCACTTGGATAACCAAATTTATTATTTCCCATAACTGGGGAATATCCTGCTGCGTTTGATAGGCCACCGTCAGCCATTTTTTTAGGCACACAATTAGGTACCATTTTTTTACCTTTTTTCTTTTTTCCCTTAGTTTCGTAGCCTTTCCAACAAGCCACTATTTTCTAAATCCTTTAGTAGCTAATTTAGGAAAACCTCTTATCAAGCCACCAGAAGCTTTGTTTTCTACTCGGGCTTTATCTTGTTTTTTTTCTTTACCTTCATCAGATAAACTAATCCAATTTTTTTTTTCTTCTGCTAATTCTTTTTTTACTTTTTTACTAATCCAAACAGATTCTTTTATTTCAGGTTTTATTTTTTTTTTAATCCATTCATTCTTAACTTCTTTTTTAATTTCTTTTTCTTTTGTATCTTTTACTGTAATCCAATCAGTCATTATTTTTTTCCTCCGTTTTTAAAAATCTGTGTTCCCTTTATACCATAGATACTCGCCACGACAAGGATCCATAAATTTGTGAACCATTTTGGGAGCTCTGAGAACATTTCAAAAAACAATTTTACTTTGTCCATCGCTGTTGGATCGTCTGATACGACTGCCCAGGCCAGAATTGCTATGGGCAAACTTAAAATTATTAAAACTGCCTCGTCCTTCCAATCTGATTGACGGGCTTCTAAAAGTTTTCCTTGGTAAGCTTCTTTTCCTTCGGCCATACGAGATGCATGCATAAGCTGTGCATCTGACATAGCTATCTTCGTTTTCTGCTTGTTAGCATAAATTTTACTTCCAGCAGAAACGGCTAATTTAATTGCCGATAACCACATGTTAGTACCAAGTAGCTTTTTTACTTTTGGAAGCTAACATTCTTTTAGTTCCTTTAACTTCTACTGTTTGAGATTCTTGGTAGTTAGTGGTTTCAATATCCACTCCACCCGTTGCAGACCCA